TAGGCGGCCTTATAGGCCGAACGGCGGGGCAAGTATTAGCGCAGCCGGCTGATAACACCATTAGGAATAGTAGCAGCGCCCCACTCACCGGCTTCTTTGTCTGTCTTATAAAGCGCGTCCAGATCATTTAATAGAGCCTCTTTTTCAGTGTTCAAAACAGTAATTTCCTCTTCTCTGGCTTGCAAGGCTTTCTCATTGGCCTCGGCCTCTAATTTTAAGCTTGCGTTTTCTTGTTGACTGATATACAATTCAGATTGCAAAGTGGCCCTTTCAGCCCTAAGATGTTCAGTATAAAGAATGAAGCCCAAAATTATAAGCCCAGCCAAGATATAGAAAATTATTTTTATTTTCAGCCACATTAATATTTTATCTCCTACGCCAGGAATATACTGGTTTTAATAGTTGTTCAGATGGCCATCCTCTTTTTATTCTCATAGAAATAGTGTCTTCTTTTAACCCTGTTTTTGCTGCCCATTCTGCCAAGCAATGTGCTTCCCCATTTATTGAAATTATTTTATTATTGCGTTTATTTTTCGCCTGTTCCACTACGGTTGCCCATCGACAGTTTGAGGGGGTGTAATCTCCGTCATTGTCAACCCGATCTATGGTTAACCCTTCCTGATATCCATTGGCAAGCGCCCAGTCTCGGAATGGTTCAAAGGTTTGCCATTCGTCACAAACCGTTATTCCACGGCCGCCGTAGTCTTTATATTTAGGGTTATTATTATTCTGACATCGCCCTTTCATGCCACTCCATATATTGTGTAACCGTGATTTTGTTTCACCATGTTTTCTGTTATTATGCCCCATTTCAATGGTTCTTTTTTTATTAAAACAACCACAAGAAATTGTTGCCCCGCGCTTCATATCATTTCCATAAATTATTTTTTCACTTCCACAATCACACATGCAAAACCAATAAGACTTTTTATTTTCTGTTTTTACATAAGATATAACCTCTAACAAACCAAAACGCAAACCAACAATATCTTTAACTCTTGGCGGCAAACAATTACAGATGTCTGTTTCTGTCATATTCGTTATATTCGCTTTCTTTTGATCTTGAAGTGATCCGATTAGCCACACCAACACTCATTAAAGACGCAAGCAGAATTGAATGCCATTCGTTTATATCTGTTCCATTTATCAGGTCGCGCAAGAGCCACGCGGCAGTTAAAAAACAAGCTAATAGCAGGACGATTTTAGCTCCTGAAAATTCACCCTGTTTGTTGGTTAAAAACCCGCTCATACCCTAAAACCCATAAAGGGGTTAATAGAGAAAACATATTGTGATGATTTGCCATATTCAGGCTTTTGCCATATCTTCCAACCCAAATTAATTCGCAAACAATAATCACATGACCACTTGCGAACATAATAAAATTGGAAAGCCCTTTGTTTGTTCCTATTTTTTATGAGCCTTAAAACATACCCATTAACCAAAGGCCGGTTGCTAATTGCTTGATTGCCATAAAAGGTATAATCAAAACCAAATGACGGTGTAAAGCCTAAAACCGAGGTGTTAAACCCATGCATATTATTTCGCCAAAGCCATCGGGTTCTATTTATCCAGCGCGGTGCCCATTTCCATAAATGTTCACTTTTCCAGCCTTTATCACCATCAAGAGAATTATCAGGCGTTTGAAACCAATTTAGCCAATTCGGAAGCCACCCCGTATCATCAGCAAAAAGAGAAACAATCGGGGCCAGTAAATAACCGAATAAAGCCGCAAACAAATTGACAGGCAAAAGGCATAAATATTTTAAAATCATTTCCCTGCCTTACATTTGTTATAGGCATTTCCTAATTTGGTGTGATAAGCATTGGCTTCGTATCCAGACCCATTGTATCGTTTCGCTACTTCCCGCCAATTCTTGGCTTTCAAATAAGGAAGTATGCCGTTATTTTTTAAAAAACCATATAAAGCATCCATTTGACCGCTATAATCATGATTCATTGCCGCGACAAAGTCAAAAACTGACTTGAACCCACAAACCTCATAATTAAACCCCATAATTTGCCATAGACCAAAGCTACATGATTTTAACGCGGCTTCCTCATTAATTAAACAAGCTTCATTTAAACGGTCATATTCTTTAGCCCCGCCTTTATAATAGGCTTTTGTCCATTTTGGCGATAATATGGTTGGATGATGGAGTTGAATTTGAGCAGGATTCCACCCCATATTTTTTAATTCACGCCAAAAAATATGGGCTTCAAACAAAATTTTTGGCCGGCCGTCTGGAAGGAAGCCGTCTCCGCTAGATTCCACCACGCACAAAGCATATAACGCGCAAGGCTCAATTCCCATTTTTTGAGCGGCAAGAGATATGTCATCAAAGGAAATTTTCATGATTACCCCACAAAGAGTTTTATCGCCCCAGCGATTACAACCGATTGAATAATCGCTAAAAGAGCCGTATATTTTGCATGGTTTTCTTTAAGCTCACGAATTAATTGATGTTGGCCGTCCATATCTTTTTTTAATTGCGCTATATCAGCAGTATTTCGCGGGCAACGCTCTGCTAGACTAGCCGTAAGCTCACGTACTAATATTCTAAGCTCGGTCAAGTCTTGTCCATCATGAGTATTCATTCTAGCCCCGCCAATTCATTACGCAAGATTTGTGCCTGTTTAATTATATCGTCCAATATTTCCTGATCTTCGTTGGCCTGGTCACGCATCGGCCTTATGCTAAGCATATCTAGCTTTATTAACTCTTTTTTTATCTCGATTATCCGATATGCGTTTTCATCGGCTATTATAGGTGGGTTCAACGCCAACCATTCAGCCTCTGTCAAATAATCGACAGGTTGGACTGCCCACATCTCGGGGTTTCCCATTGGGGAATAAAATTTAGGCATATTCTTCTCCTTAATACATTATTATAACATAACCTTGAACGCCAGCGCCCCCAGTGGTGCTAGCTGTAGTCGCTCCTTGCCCGCCATCGCCACCGGCCGAAATGGTTACTGCCCCCATAGACGTGCTTAAATTTGGCCAAGGATTTTTACCGCCAACACCGCCTAGAGCGGTTCCCCCTGTTGCCCGGCTCCAAGCAGAGCTTGCGCCATTAGTATAAGAACCAGCGGCAACAGTTCCAGAATTTCCACCTGCGCCCGCGATTGTTCCACCGGCCACCGCTCCAGACTGCCCTGCTGAAGATCCGCCATAACCACCGCCACCACCGCCAGTTAAGGCAGTACCAGCACCGGCCGCTATTACAGCAGTTCCATAACCCGCTCCATTTCCTCCCGCCCCGATACTTGTATAATCCCAACCACCGGCCCCGCCGCCACCCCCAACGTAAGTTAATGTAGCTGCCCCTCCGCCGCCGCCACCACCAGCGCCAAAACCAACCACTCCGTCAATGCTTATAGTCGTATACCCGCCGCCATAACCACCGTAAGCATTAGCTCCGCTAGGCGCTCCGCCATCTCCACCAGCGCCCACGACCCAACTTATTATGCGCCCTTCGTTTAAATAATAAAACTCTTGGTGCCAACCACCCGCCCCACCGCCGCCACCGGCGCTGCCGCCAGAAAGACTAGTTCCCGCGCCTCCCCCTCCGCCGCCGCCGCCAAGGCAAGCAAAACAGTATAACCCTGTTTTTGGGGCTGTCATGCTACCAGAAAAAAGCTTTATATCTTGTGTTGAAAAAGAAGGCTCATTAGTGACATTAGTAACGTTATTGACTGAATTATCAACATTGGTAACGTTGGTAGTTTGATCAATCACAACATTACTTAAATCATGCGCAATGCCCAGATAAATAGCCGGGGTCATTCCAACATTGAGCGGTCTTGTTTCCGTATCAGTACGGGCTGAACGTGATAAATCAAACGCGTAATATTGACGGCCCCCACCAACAGTTGCTCCGGCCATGGATGATATTCCGCCAGTAGCATAAAAAGGCCCTTCGGAACCGCCATCCATGCCAAATAATCCGCCTGTCACATTTTGGAGGGCGTCCTCTTGAATATTGCCAACCTGCCTTGTCGTTCCATCAACAGCTCTAACAAAATACCCGCGCCCATCTGAATAAAAAAGATTAGGGGTGTTAATAGTCGTACCAGTTACGCTTATACCCCAATCGTTTTTATAGTTGTCACTAAACCCATTCAATACCAACCCTTGCGGGGAAGACAATTCAAAGCTCTGGCCATTAGTGAAATACCAACCGTCCGGTAATTCATCAGAACGAAACGGCAAAAAATCAATCTTGCCTTGAACATTAGTAATATTAATACTAATATCGCCATTTATAGCCGCTCCTGTATCGGGGGCAGAACCATAATAAATGGCTGGAATCATACCAACATTAAGAGGCCTATTGTCTTCGGCTGTGGGAACTACTCGCGAAGCGTCAAAGTCAAAATTATAAATAGTAGTAGCATTGTTGCCAGAACCAGGCGCGTTTGTAGTCGTAACTTGATATCCCAGGGGACCCATATCACCATTAGGATATATACTTCGTGAAAGCAAGCCTCCCCCATCGCCTGTTTTTATATTTCTAATCGCGTCTTCCTGAACACTCCCAACCGCCCGTAATGTTCCATCAACTGCCCGGATAAAATACCCCCGCCAATCATCAGCAAAAAAACGAGGAACATTAATTTGCGTTCCGACAATGGCAATTCCCCAAGCGGCTCTATATTCATCACTTAAACGCAATAAACCCTTGCCGACATCAGAATCAAGATTATAATAGGAACCATCGCATTTGGCCCAATAGGCAGGAAGTTGGTCAACCTGAAATGGAAATAGTCTAATCTCACCAAGATAAGCCCCCACCGATCCATTTTGGGCAACCCATTCAGGCGAAACAACTTTGTCGGTACTGGTAATGTCATCCAATGCCGCGAAGTCTTCCGCGTCAAGAAATGACGGTGAACGACTCGCAAGAGTTAAAGGTGAAACAAAAACATCGTCTTTAATTCCAGCGTCGACCTCGGCTTGAGAAGCTCCCACAACCCCACCAAGTACCTCAACGGCCGCTGATGCTCTATCGGCTTCAACCTCAGCCCTATTCGCCTCCGTAGTCGCTCTATCAGCTTGTACCGTGCTGGCCGTTATATGACTGGCTAACAAGCTTTCAACGGCCGCCGCAGCAGCTGGAGCCGCGTTATTGGCCGCGGTTGTTGCTCTATTCGCTTCGGTCGTTGCCGTTGCCGCCGCTGCTGTAGCCGTTGCCGCGCCCGCTTGAGCTGCTATTTCGGCTAATTGAGAAGCTTCATCAACTATTTGCTGTTTAATATCCGCTTGCTCAACCTGAACAGCCTTAACCAGTTTACGCAAACTTGGGGTAGTCTGCCCACCCAAGGGCACATCAACTGTTTCATCGCCATGCACAAAGGGGTTTAAATAAATGTTTATATCCTCATGCAAAGTATCAAGATCTTGTTCTAATTGCTCTTTGGTAATGGTCATTGTATTAAGCCCCCGTTGTGACGGTTATAACGTCAGAAAAATTGAGATAATTAAAATCATTTGTAAAATCAAAGGCCGCGCCTCTAATCGCGATTCTAAAATAATAAGTTGTTGCTTTTTCCACGTTTATATAATGCGGCACCATCTCAAATGTTTCTATATTTGTGTAATTATCAACCACAAAATTATTTGAATCGCCAAATAAACAAATAAATCCACGATGGTATCTTGTATCCTCACCATTTTCAATTTGGGACAATATAATCATTGCAGAAACAACAGTCGCACCAATATAAACATTTCCAGAAGACGCATTAATAATTGTGGGTTTGGCCGGAGCCGGTTCCATTGTCGCCAATTTTTTCACGTCTTCCCAATCTTGATTTGTCGCTGTCCATATATTAGACGGGGTTAATGTCACCCTCGGAGCTTCAGTATGTAATATATAATGCAAACGATTTGAAAAGCTATTCAAAAAATCAGGCCCGAACCTATAAAGTACATCCATAAGGCCGGTAGACATTAAATTTTGACGTTCAAACAACTCCAAAGTGAAAGAATATTCAGTGTAAGGCCATTCCGCGAAAACAACTGAAGGCCGTTCCTTAAAAACAGCGGTGTGCTCTTTTAATTCTCCGCCAATCCACAATTTTAATTGAAACGGCTTTGTGCCTTGAATTAAAAAATCACGTTCAAAGGCTTCAAAGAAGTTGGCGTTTAAGCCCTCTAAACGCAAAGTGCAAGCGACTTCTGTTTCATCGGTATCAAACTCAACGCGCCTTATGCTCCCAACTTCCATTTCCGTTTTAATGCGCCTATCAACAACACCAACGGCGTAATTATCAACTTTGGGGTAGCCCAGCCATTCAGGCCATACCGCTAAGGTTCCATCGCTCATTTAGGCCCCCGTTGTTATTGACATAATATCAGAAAAATTCAAATCATTTAAATTTTGCGTAAAATCATAAAACGCGTCTTTTATCGCGACTTTAAAATAATATGTAGTTGAGGCAACTGTATCTTTAATAAAAAATGGAGCGGTGGCGAATTTTTCTATATTATTAAGATTCTGTTCATCCAGACCATAGGCAACAATAAACCCAGTATGATATGTAGTTTCCTCGCCATTATCAACCTGATTAAATAATATTATATTTTCCAATATAATAGAACCAATATCAACCGTAGTAATCTCTACATCAATATCAATCGGAGCTACTGGCGCAGGGTCATAAACGGCGCTTTCAAATGACCGTGTCAATCCGCCGGGGTATACTGTTTCCAATCTTACAGCTAATTCTCGCCAAGGGCCGCCGTCTGCTTGCCCCATAATTGGAGTATACCTATAAGCAGTCTCTAAACCCGTTGAGGCTGATCTAACAACCGCTCCGGCTGATGGCATAATAGACACGACATAATTTATTGCCCCGTATTCTGATTCAGGCCAATCTATGTGGAGGCTTGCTCCTGTATACGCTTCGACAAGCTCAAATTCAACAGCGGGATAATATAGGTCGTCTGTGGTTGTTTCAAAAGAACCCCAATCTCCTTGGCGTTCCCTATTACGGCCAGCTACTCTAATATATATTTCTCCCGGAGAAACCGATATATTAGTGCTATTGGCGTAAACATCGGCTAATCTGATATATGTTTCGCCATCAACTGAATATTCCACAAAATAAGTAGTCGCGCCGGGTACGGGGAGCCAATTTAATTCAAGTATTGGTTCCTCAATACTGCCCAACCCACGCGCGGTAAAACCTATCGGAGCGTCTAGTGTAGCCCGTTCGGTGTTAAACGTGGGGCCAGACCAATCGGGAACCGCCAAATATGGCGTAGCCGTTATATTTCTAGTAACTGGCAATGTCGTATATCCATAAGCTTCATCCGCGTCATTTATGGCGGTTATTTCATAATGAAAACGGTCAACCGTATTGACAGCTTGTATTATAACACGATTTTCATAATTTGCGCCCGATTCAAGCGACCAGACAGTTGGGCGACCGTTCTGCCCCTCAACTATCCATGCTGGGGAAATCCATTCAAACGGATTCGCCCCTGACCGACCAGCCGCGTTATATTGCGCGACTACAATCGTGTAATCGGCCGAATCAAGATAAATCGTTGTCTCTTGTGGATTGCGATTCAGAGTTATTATCTCTTTAACCTTGCATGGCCCCCAGGGTTTACCGTCGCGGCCAGTCAAGGCCAGATATTGATCACCAGTTAAAGCAGATGCGTCTAAAGTAACACCAAATGATAAATTAGCTTCATCGGCCGATTTAATAAAGCCGCTATGTGTCGTTGCTAAATAAGGGTGATTGATAACGGCAATATCACCCGGAGATATTAATCGCCCGGCGCCCTCTGTTTGAAACTTAAACTCCAAACGTCTATGGCGATTCGCCGCCGCCAATCTAACCCCCATATAAAAGGCCTGACGACGCTTAACTACTCCAATAAAATTCTTGGAGGCCGGTTGCCTTGATTCCGAATCCGGCAGAACAGCCCGAACGTTTCTGGTTTGAAAACCGTAAGCTTCGTCAAGATACTCTATATCAACATCATCAGGTGAATTATCAGTAAAAGTATTATATGTTATTGAAAACGATCCCCTTACAATACTTTCAGGCGTAAAAATATGGCGAACTGGCCGGCCGGCTTTATCATGGGCAAAAGTCAACCGGCCGCCGCTTACTCTGGGAATAACGCCAAAAGGTGAACACATCTGCATAATCAATTGCCAAACGGTATAATACGAGTCAAAATAACCGTCAAATGACCACCCTTTAGCGTCTATTTCTTCGCCAATTTGCCATAAGGTATCAAGATCGATTCTATCATCTGATAGTCCACCGGCATAATCAGCCCTTGCGACTTGCGAAACAGCGGCGGCAAACAGACGAGTAGTTCCCCACCCCCATGTTTTGGAATAGCGATTATAAATAGGCAAACTTCTTGTACAAATGATTGATAGCTGGTTAGAAGCTACCGCTGAAACTTCATCAGTAGCCTTTAAACGCACGGCAACGGTACTTATATTATAAGATATCGTACCGGGCACAAAACCCATCATATTTTCCCATTGACAAGTATGCCAAGCCCTATCTCCGTATTCTGTTTGATTGTCATAGCGCCTGGCTCTGACTTGATACCGGCCTTCATTAACCCAATTATCATATGACATTCTTTGAGCTGTAACGGTTTGAATGCCAAAAACATGACTTTGTAAATCGAACCAGTCTTCAAGTGGGTTATCATAGTCATCAACTTGCCGTGCCTGAATATGCACATGAACAACCAATTGCCGATATTTACCATCTGAATTATAACGGCCACCACCGCCCGGCCAGACAACGTTGTTGATAATGCGGTTGACTCTAACGCCGGGTGAACAAACGGAATAAGGCCCGACAAAATCCCAACCAGCTTGCCCGCGCCCCAATAATTGTTGACCGGCAACTTCCGAGCTTACCTCAACATTATTCGGGAATAATGTTATCTGGTCGCCTGGCTGCCCGAATTGTAATTGAAGATCATATCCTGGAGTTGTGCCGGTAGTGTTATTCCAAATCATGGTGTCGCCCAGTGATATACGCTCAACTACATAATAACCGCGGCCGATAGCGAAAACCTGATGTAAATATTGGTTATTGCCGCCATAAATTGGCCACGCTTGGGAAGCCAAGTCGCAAACTATTTTCATGCGGCCAAAAGATTCAGGTTCCGGCTCATAAAGTCGGGCCTGATTGTTGGCCGCTCCGATTGTATAAGTTGGGCTGGCCGCCTCGGCCGTAGAGGCTCTTGTCGTGGCGGTGGGAAATATCTGCCCCAGCAAAAGGCCGCCAATCATCATAAGGCCACCAGTAAAAAGACTCGCGGCCACGCCTGTAGCGGCGAACCCCATAGCCGCCGCTAATACCGGGCCAGCCCATACCGAAACCATTGCCACGGCCACCGTTGCTATAACTTGCAAAGGGTTAGAACCACCACGGCCACCCAAGGGGAGCATAGCAAAAACAAGGCTATCGTTCTCTTTGATCCTTGTTTTTTTCCAGTCTTTACGCAATACGGGGGCATTGTTCAGCAAACAAACAGTCGGCATCTCCCAGCATTTAGTTTCAGGGTTAAAAGCCATAACTATATCGTGAATACTGGCTTTCGGCCTGAATTTCTTTTGCTGATAAACCTTGCAGCCTCTATGAACCGAAACAATAGGCACTTTATCTATACCAACTTATTTTTTTATATCGTTCTTGCAAGTCAAAAACAGATTCTAAAACAACGCCTATATCCTGCTGGCAATGTAAAATCATTAGCCCCTCGCTTGTATCAACTCCAACGCCGCAATGGTCATAAAATTTAGTTCTGGCCATAAAAGCGACATCATATTCTCTTGGCGTTTCATTCCATAATAAAGGCCTTAAATTATGAACATAATCGCCCATCGTTTCGACGCATTGCTTAATATTCATCGCGTCAACGGTGACCATTGGCAAGTCAATATTTAATTCCGTTTTATAAATATATCGAGCCAATTCAGAACAATTATAACTTAAGGGTGGCTTTGGATCGGCTACCCATTTTTTACCTAAATATTTAAGATACCAATCATCCATCAGCCTGGCACCAACCCGGGATATTTTGCGGGAGTATATAAATCACCAAAAGGCTTAGCCATCCATCCTAATATAACACCATTTGCGATAATATCGCCCCCTTCACGTCGTGGTGATTGAATTTCGATTCCTCGCCAGTATTCGGCCGGTCCCTGGTCTTCCATGCCTTTAATGTATTGGCGATATATGGCCGTTATTATGCCTTTATTCAAGGCAGCGTTCTTCAACGCTCTATCTATTTCAATATGAACGGAAATTCGCAACTCAAATTGCCCCTCGGCTTCCGTTGAGGAATCAGGAATTGACAAGGCGAATGGGAACCCCAAAAAGGTAACGGTCTCACCCGGATTATAGGGCGCGTCATCTTCCAACTTCAAAAAGAAAGTCTCTGGCGTGGCGCTGAATAATGGCCACCTTACAACCCGTAAAGGCTGGGTAAATGTTGGGTGGTTAATCTCCAACGTATCAAGAGGAATTTTGTCTTGCGGCGCTGAAGCGTAGGCCTCGGCTATGGCTTGTTGTAATAGTTCACTGCTCATTATTTAAAATACGCCGTCCTCGCGTTTCTGGTGGCCAGCCCCGCCCGCTGTTCTATTGAGCGATTGAGGGTTGATTGCCCTTTAGCCGCCAACCCGGTCATGCCGCTATCAATCTCTTTAATCATCATCCGTAAGTTGGTTGAGCCATCCGGGCCAACGCTTGACGTTACACTGGTTTTAGTTTTAACGCTGGTTTGATTTATAACTTGTAAATTAACTGGCGCCGCAGCTACGGCCATTCCTTCCATTGAAACGCCAAGCTGATTATTTTTCATCCGTTTTAACGGCATAATGGCCTCGGCTCCAGCCTCACCCATAAGGCCAAAAGTTCCGCCGCTTGCAAAGGGAAAAATTGTAGGCTTGCTTACAATTTGATTCGCGTAAGCTTTAAGCCCCGCGGCTTTAGGCGTTCCTCCATCGGCAAAACCAAACAT